GTAACTATGCTACTATCTTTGCAGTTGGTGGATTCTATGGTACAACTGCTGCAGCACACAGCACAACAGATGAAGTACATGTATACAGAAGAGATCCATTCTCTGTACAGGCAAATGGTCCTATCACGACTATCTTCGCTAATGTTCAGACTGGAACTCCATCTCCTTCTACAGTAAACATTGCAGTCAATGACATTTCTGCATTCCAGAAAGGTGATCTTGTTCTAATCACTGATGGATCTAATACTAAGGCAGAGATGATTATCGTTACTGATAATCCTTATGAAGATGGTAATGGTTACAAGTATCTACCAACTGGAAGTAACTCTGATTATCCTTCTAGTGAGTATCCTAACGGTGGTAGAGGTGCTGAAGGAACGACACCACAATCTTGGCAGGCAAATGACGTTGTTGTCAAACTAGAGAAAGATCCTAGAACTACTACTCTTGGTGAGGCAATTCCTGCTACTGGAAGAGTCATTGTTGAATCTCCAAATACGAATCCTAACAAGATTCGCATGAGATTGGTCAATGGTGATCTAGTTTCTGAGAAACTTGACTATGAGTATATTGTTAGAATCGGAACTGAACTCTTCTGGCCAGATAGTATTGACGGACAAAATGATGTCAGTTTTGGTGTAAGACTTGCTAAGTCTGTTCGTGATGCAGGAACTGGTGAAGTCACTAAGTTCTTTGGTGGTGGTAACCTAACAACCCATGGTAATCTAGAAATTACTAGTGGCAACATTAGAATGTATGGTACTGATGGTAGAACATTGGTATTCAACGTTGCTAACGATGATGGTCACCCTGGTGATGGTGCGATTGTTGACCCAGTAACGGGCAAGAATGGCATGTATCTAAATGGATTTGCCAATATCTTTGGTAACCTCCAAGTATACAACTCACAGTGTCAAGAAAACGGTGCTTGCTCTAACGAACTTAACTTCAAGGTAGAAAGAGCAACTGGTTCTGTTGATATGGGTGAATCTCTTTACATTAAGGGTAAACTACAAGAAACAGAATCTGCATCTATTCCTCTATTACACATTGATAATATTGGTTCTGCAGGTGCTGGTGGATTAGCTGGTCCTAAAGACTTCATCATGTATCAGGATGGATCTATTGATGCATTCGGAATTAGTCAGTACCTTAACAAGAATGGTGGTAGAAGATGGACATATGTTCAGCAATCTCCTACTGGATTGGGTCAGACGGTTGGTAACCCACTACAACCAAATAACCAGTATCTAGTTAATCTAACGACTGGTGGTAACATGGTTGTTTACCTCCCAGATTATGCAGTGACTGGTGACATAATTAGATTTGTAGAACTAACTGGCAACTTAAGCTATAACACTAACTTGGTTATCAGAGCACTTCCAATCAACGGAAATGCAACTGCTATTCAGGGTGATCTACAAGGAACCAGACTTGCCGCAGGATCGGGCAGTAGTCTACTGGTTGCTCCTTATGATGGTGGAGAATTGGTTGTTCAAACAAGAAACGCAGCATTTGGTCTGTTGTTTGTTGGTAACACTGATGCTCCAAACGATCCAAACGCATCAGAAATTCCAACCAATCTCCGTGGTTGGTGGTTAGTAGAACTCTAAACATATGGCACAATCATACGGTCAAATCAAAAAGATGAAGACCGCCAAAATTGGCACCATCATGCCATGGGCGGGAAGTGGATCCACCAGTACGCTAATTGATGGCATACCTCAAGGGTGGGTACTATGCGACGGGAGAGTCTATCAAGCTGATAGATTCCCCCTGTTGTCATCTGTCTTGGGTAATAGTTATGGTGGAACTACAGTCACGGGTGATTTTCCGCACTATCTTGGAACGATTAAAGTTCCAGATATTACAGGAAGAGTTATGATGGACTTAGAACCATTCATGCTTACTCAAGCACCATACAATGCGGGACAATTAGATGCTTATACTAAGTTAGTTGATGGTGAGGGAGAATCCCTAGTTGTAGATGATGGTCTAACAAAAACTATCAATACTCTTCTTAGTGCTGATACAGATCTAGCATTTACTGTTGATATTGATATTAATTTTGTTGGTAAAATGACTAATGGACCAGCAGGAGGAAATATTACTGTAAGTGATCCTGCATTTACTGCTACGACATATTTGTATCCTAGAAAACTAGGTATCAATCATATGCCATATCATAGACACCCTGGTGCATATGAAAAAGCATTGGCAGGTGGACCACAACCAGAATTATTCTCTCCAGATAGTATGAGTGTGAGTGGAAACAAGAGTATTGGTGGTGGTTGTGGAACTGTTGGATGGTATGAAGCTAGTCTGAATAATCCTGGTGAAGCACCAACATGGTGTAATGGTGCTGGTCTGATTACATATTTTGATGACAATACTTTGATTGAAACTTTTCAGTTTAATGAGTTTATTAGTGATGGTGATAATGACTACAGTCAAACTCCACCATCAAATGTTCAGCAAGTAACATATCAATCACCCAACGCTTATACAGGTAGTTTTAGTGGTACACCTGTAACTACTCATGCTCAAAAAGCATGGACTGGTATGTTCCCAAGACCACAAGAATTTACAAATAGAAGAAACTATTTTGGATTTGGTGGATCAATTGGACCTACTGGACTCGGAGATGATCCAGAAGCAGGAGCAAATGCTTACCTAATTAACCTTACTGTTACTGGCGGAGCTAATACTATCACAATTCCTGCAGGAACAAATATTGGACCAAACTATGATGGTGTTGTTCCTAATATGATATTATCCAGTGCAACTACAGGATCTGTTTATATCAGACCTGGCACACAAATTCTATCAATCGCTAGAACTGGCGAGGTTGGATCATATGAATATGTTTTAGAACTTGATAGATCTGTTTTTGGTGCTGGTAGTGCAACTCTTGATGTTTACTTTAGACATGGTACATATCCAACTACTATGAATGCAACACCAGCTGCACAAGATCCTGCAGGTAATGTCTTTGGATCACACAACCATGGTAGTTTTGAACTCATCATGGGTGGTGGAATAAAAGGACCTACTACACACCCAGTAAATAATATTAGTAAAGGCGATGTTGCACCTCAGACTATTGAAGGTGCCCTAAATATATCAGCGAATATTGCTTGTCCTTCGCAGAACTTTGTATTCATAATTAGAGCTTTCTAATGGCAGCACATTACGGAAAAGAGAGGAGTAAATACGGTACTTTAACAGGTAGTGTGATTACCTGGCCAGTTGAAGTTGCATCTCCAAACGATCCCAACAACCCTGATGCAGTAGCTAAACTGCCTGCAGGTTATTTGCGTTGTGATGGAACAAAATATAATGCTAATGACTATCCAGATTTAGCAGCAATTTGTGGTACAGGAGCGCAGGCAAAGTTTAGAAAAGTAGATCAGAATGGTGATACCATTGGTACTATTGGTGAAGATGAGTTTGTCGTTCCAGACTTAGGATCTAAGTATCCAAGACCATCACCAGCAGACTCTGGTGTATTCAATAATGTTCTGGAAGAAACGCAGAACGGAACTTTTATTAAAAGATCTGGTATTGGTATTACAGCAACTTCTAACGTTGGATCAATTGCTGAGGTAACATATACTGGTAATTTTATTGTACCTTCTCAAACTATTCCATTGAAGGGAAAACCTGAATGGACTTGGGGTAACAATAAGTATACCGATACTGAAGCAGTTGATAATGCAGGTATTCATCCACACATGCATTTCTCTACCACTACAAGGGTAAGAATTCAACCGAGATCTGCAAATACTGGTGGTGTTATTCAACTACCAGACATTTCATATGATGTTAGTGGTAGTGATGTTACCAACACATTCAATGGAACTGCAATTGTTGGATTTGGTTCGGGAAGCGGAGAGGTTGGTGGATTTGTGAACCCAGGTGTAGGATCTGGTTACGTTGCATTTGGAACAAGTGGAACATCACCATTTAGCACTCTTCAAAACCCAAGAGTTTGGACTGTTACTGTACCATTCGCACAGTATACTTTGATCTCCATCACATCTATCATGGGTAATGATAACAATGGTGGTGAGCGTGTTAATAACCCTGGTGAGGGTGTATACATTACATGGCCAGATGGAACTACAGAACCAAGTCCTATCCTACCATCTAGACAGGAGAGTGGATTAACTACATCTAGTTATGATGCTCAATATCAACAGTGGGTTCCTAATACATTTCCTATTCCCGCTCAGTTCTTGGATGGAAGCTATGCAACAGGAGACGATTTTACTGTAACATTTACTCAACTTGTTAGGAGTATTGGTGGCGGTGGTGCAGATAGCACTGACCCAGGTACTGTAGGTAGTGGTGGAGAACAAACAGGTGCGGTTTGGGAGAGTAATCCAGAAGATCCAGGATATCAACCACCACCAGGACCACACCCAAATGGATATGATATGTCAGGTATCGTTCTTATTGGATTTAGTGGTGGATTTATTGAAGATACATCCTTGACATTTGATGGTAACCAACAACCAGGCGGTAGATCTTATTTCCAGACAGCATCTACTGTTCCTATTGATGATTGGTTAGATGCTACTGATGGTGGTCAAGGACCTGGAAGTAACCAACCAGCATGTTGGGCAATTGCTTCTGGTGGTAAAGCTGGTACACCTAATACATCACAAAACCTAATTGCTGGTACTCAGTACACTGTTTACTATAACTTCTGTGATAGTGGTTGTAGTCTAGCAAACTTAAGATGTTATTGTCTACTAGGAGATCAGGTTAGTTATGACTTGAGTCAAGATTACTTTGGATTTGAGGGAACTGAATACGCTAACTATTTCTCTCTAGTCACTGGTGGTTGTCAGTATTCTGGTTCTGGTGCTACATGGAATACATCTGGCAATGCACCAGTAACATATCAGGCAGGAAAACAGGGTGTTCCTTATGATTGGCAGGGACTTCCTTTGTCTGATGTAGTTCCTATTAACTCAAACATCACAGAGCAGGAGTCATATCCTCAAGCAACTAACATGTTTACTGAGATTGATGAAAATGAAGTAGAGGGAGATCCTACACAACACAATCATAAAATTGTTGTTGATCGTGCAGATCACACTTTCAAATATGTCACTGATACGTTCTTACTTAGTCCTGAAGCGTTAAATACTACTGTGGCACTAACACCTAGCACAGCAGCTTCTATTGATTCTGCTAGTGCTCCTTTTATTATTCTAGAATATCTAATTAAGACGTAAGATGGTAAATCCTTCATATAGAAACAATAGAAGAAATTACTATCAGGAGAAGGGTCCTGACACTGTAACTATTGGTACTGTTGTCAACGTCTTCAAAACGAAGCAGAACTCCAATTCTTATGATAGTAATTTTATCCCCTCTTCATTACCAATCAATGGAGTAACTGCATATACAGATTTAACTGGTGATGCACAACCTGAAGCTAATCCAGAGTATCAATACTATGGATATCTTTACTGTGATGGAACAGAGTATAATATTATTGATTATCCATTGCTATATGAGCAAATTGGTAATGAGTTCGGTGGTACTGCAAGTAATGGTGTTGACATTACTAATGGTGGTAGTGGATATGATAGTGGTACTACGGTAACATTCTCCAATCCTCAATTGAGTAATGGTGTTTTAGCTACTGGATTGGTAGTAGTTGAGAGTGGTGTGATTACTGCTATCAATTTAACATTTGCTGGATCTGGATATACTAGTGCTCCAACTATTACACTCTCTAATACTGGTGGCGGCACTGGATTTGCTGCAGATGTAAGAGTTGACGAGTTTGGACAGATTGCAGCAATCAATCCTACAAATGTAATGAGATTTTGGCCAGATCCAAACATGGGAACATTTAAGGTTCCTGATCTGCTTGCTAAAAAGATTGTTGGTGTAGGACCAGTTTATGGTCCTGGAACTCCAACTATTGCCAACGTAGATTCTACTGTTGGAAACACTGGTGGACAGTGGTATTTTGATAGAGAATCACAGAAAGAATTTTTTAATCTTGGTAACGTAAGAACTACTGGATATACTGATGTTGTCGGAACAACAAATGGTAGGATTACTGGATCACAGGTTATTACTGTTACACTAAATGATGAAGACTTGCCTGGTCCTCCTCAGCACTCTCACCTACTGTATCACTCTGAAGCACCACAAGTTCAAGGATTTCCAGGATCATCAGTGCAGATTGATCCATTTTTGACTGGTTATAGAACTAGAACAGGTAGAATTTCTCCATTCAATCCATCTGGTAATATCAAGTTAACACACTCTCATGCTCTTTCAAAAGAGAGATTGACTGGACTATCTACACTTGCAACATATGATGTTTATAACTGGCAAGGTGGAGACTCAGGACCAGGAACATTAAAAGACAATGGTAATTACTACGCATCTGGTAATTCAGGTACATTTGTAACTGTAACATACACACCATATCCACAACATAAAACATTTAATTCACTCAGCTTAATTGGTGGAAGAGAAGTCGTTACTGAGGGAACACCAGTATACAACTATGTGGATACTACATTTGATTCTTCTGGAACATATCCATATAGTTTAGATGTCAATGTAGATGAGATTCAAATCTTTGCTTATGGTGCATCTGGATCTGGTGGTGTTTATACATCTGCAGGTAATGATGGTGGTGATACAATTGTACAATTGGGTGATGGTAGTGCTTTAACTCTCACTGTAGGTGGTGGTTTGGGTGGAAATGCTGCAACTGAAACGTCACAAGGAAACGGTGGTGGTGGTGGATCGTCTACTATTACTGGATCTCTTTCATCTGAATTTGGTATCAGTCAACAAAGTAATCCAACTGATCTAGATTATACTGGTGGACCAGGAGTTAATGGTAAGCAGTGGTTTGCTGCTAATCCTGATGGACCTCCATCAGATCCTGTAACTGGAGAAAATACATGGGAAGGTAGAGCAGGATTAAATGGTTCTCGTGGATTATATTTGACAGTTGCTGGCACTGCAAAAGGATCTTATCAATCAGTGACATATCCATCAACTTCAAGTTGGGCTATCACACCAACAGATGCATCTAAGTATACTGTTATTAGTGGTGTAGTTCAAATATATGGTTCTAGAGGAAGTGATTGTCAGAATTATGGATCTGGGACTGGAACTGCTCCTTCAGGATGTACTACTGGTAGAGGTGGTAATGGCAAATATATGGCGCTATCTATTGTTCCAGATGATCAAACAGGTCAAGTTGGTGGAATATTTGGACTATATCCTGGCGGTGCCAATGGAGCAACAACATATGGTGTAGGATCTGGTGGTAATGGTGGTTCAGGTCATACCCAAAATGGTGGTAATGGTGGTGGTGGAAGTATCGTCACAACTACATCAGGCGGTGGCGCTACTGTTATTGTCGCTGGTTGCGGTGGTGGAGGCGGCGGCGGTGGCGCTGGTGAAGGACAGTGTGGTGACAATGGAAGACCGAATAATATTACTGATGGTGCTCAAGATGTAGGATCACAATCTTTATTCTCTGGTTCTGGCGGTCCTGGTGGTAACTATGGTTGCACAGGCGGCGGAGGCGGCGGCGGTGGATCAGGTGTCGGTAAAGCAGGACAAACTGGATCTGCTGGTGGTGGTAGCGATGGTGCTGGTGGTAACGGTGGTGAAGGTGGCGGCGGCGGTGGCTCAGGCGGTCACGGCGGTGGATATGGTGGAGGAAGAGGATTGTCTAGTTACAGATCTGACTTCTTCACACTAAATTCTTCTGGTGATGTGAACCATACCACTACTAACTCTAGTAGTGGAAGTGGTACTACTAATGGTAAGATTATTGGATATGCGAATGAAAACAGAAGTTACTACTCTTCAGGAGCAGGTGGCGGTGGTGGTGGAGCATATCTTGCTGGTACTATCTTCCCGTCAACAATTAACGCATCAGGATCATCAGCATTAACTATTACTATTGGCGCAGGTGGTTCTGGTGTTTCAAGTAGTATCAGTAGAACTGTTGATTCTAGTATTGATTGGGTTGAATCTTCAGGAACAATTACCAGTGATGATGGTGCTGATGGCAGCATTCTAATCAGAGAAGCTACTGTTGTTGCATATCAAGGGGGCAGTACAAATATCACTGTCGGTGATGTTGTTGTTGCTGCATCTGATGGTATTGAGATTTATGCAGGTGGTACTGGAGTAGGAACTGCTGGTGGTTTTGCACTACCAACCAATCAACAACCAATTCTTGATATTCAGGCACAAGGTGATCAACCAGGATCAGGAGCAACTGGTGTAGCTACAATCAGTGGTGGTGTTGTTAGTGGTGTCAGTCTGATTACAGGTGGATCTGGTTACACTTCTCCACCAATTGTTAGATTCTTGCATGGTGCTGCTACTGGATCTCAAGCAACATCTACACTTAGTGGTGATAATGTCAGTGGTCTTGCACTTGGTAACGGTGGAACAGCATATACAAACTATGTTAAGTTTGGTGGAACAGAACTAGATAGATTTATTGTTATTACTGCAACTGATTGCACTAACATCAAGAGATTTGGAGTCAAGGCAGCAAGAGGTAATAATATCAATGGCGGTGAGCGTCCTGATGATAGTGCTGATGAATTGAGAGTATACTATAATACCGATAACTCCCTGAATTTCCCTGAGAGCAACTTTATTGGTGTTCTTGTACCAAGACCATCAGATGATGAAATTGCTAATGATTATGATGGTAATGGATCAGGACCAGTTCCAACTAAATGGTATAGTTACTTTGTTGATTTACCATCAGGAGCACAAGCACCTGGAGTTAGATTTAAAATTGTACAACAAAGAAATGTTGCTGCAGGAACAAATGATAATGGAGGAAACACAGATCATTATGGTATTATTGATTTCATCTATGAGTCTAAGTTTATTAATGAAACTCAGTTCCAATCATCTGCAGGTGAATTAGATGGTAGTGCAAGAACAGTTACTTATAGCATTGAAGGTGATAACGGAGCACAGTATCCAGCTGGTATTGATCCAGATGATGTAACATTGAATCTTACTGCTGGCACTCCATTAGTTCCAACAGCATATCTAGATCCACAAGATCCTATTCCTTTGATTGAACCATATGCATTAACCAAACATCTCATCAAAGCATTCTGATAAATAATACTTGATGAGATGGTATAGAGCACCAAAACTATGGGTATCGTAACAGAGTCAAATGTTCCTAATCTAGCTCTACAATTGAATGCTATTCAGAAGCATATCAATTATCGTGGAGTAGTTAGAGATATTTCTGACACATATTGGAAGGATGAGATTCTTCCTCTCTTATATCCTAATTGGGATACTGATAAGGATAGACTGATCAGTTTTTATTATTATGATAATGGTGCATTCCTTGCGAGGAGGAGAAAGTTTGTCAAGAACTTCACCACTAATGAATATGAGTGGAAAGATTATGAAATGGAAGTCTATGACGTTCCAGAAGCGACTGCTATCTATGAGAAACTTAAGGAAGCATTCTATCTAATTGATAGTGTTGAGAGAGAAGACTTCCAGAAAGAGTTGCAGCAAGCATATGCTGACACTAAAACAGTATCTTGGTTAAGTATTAGACTGGTAAGAAACTTCCTCTTAGAAGATAGTGATTATATCTTTGGTGGTGATAGTCCCATTACTGATGCAGATGAGTTGGCAGATTGGAAAACGTATAGACAAGCACTGAGAGATATCCCTCAAGTTGCTGAATATACAGAACCAACTGATGTAAAATTCCCAATTTCACCTGAAGACTATAAGAAGTTCTATGCTCCTGTCAAACCAGAAGAAGCATATTTGGCAACTGATGATCAGAAATTGAAGTTAGCTGGATACTTTACCATGCACTTCAAAGAAAGAATGCTACAATACCTATTGATTAAGCAAGGTCTTGCTGGTCCTCTTAACTATAAGAACTATCGTGATCAGATGGCAGCACTGCCTGTATTTAAGGCACCAGAACTATCTGAAGCAGAGATGAAGAAACTAGTTAAACATCTACCTGACGATAGAACTGGCGATCCTGAGACTGATAGTGATAAGTTCGTTGATAGTATGCTACTTGCCCTCTCTGAAACTACGGAGATATCAGAATGATTGAAGTATTAGATTCTAGAAGTGTGCATGATCTCTTATCTGATCTTGCAGGAGTTGATAATTCAGCATATGTTTACTTTGTCAACAAAGAACTAGATAATTGTCAAGATGCAGCAGTAGTGTCTGCTGTACATGCATACTATGCAGAGTTCCTCCCAGAGGATCTTGTATTGATTATTCAAGCAAAGAATGATAATATTATCAAGTATCTTACTGATGATGCTGCAATAACAAATGCTGCATCATGGTTCCCTAAGAAAGATCAACTTGGAGAACTATCTGACGAATATTATTTTAAATGTGTCGTCATTGATAAACAAGGTGTTTGTTGGAGAAATTATTAACCATGGAAGCTACAGTATACACACTACCAAATTGTCTCGGTTGCCGTCACATCAAATCATTGATGGATAGAGCTACCAGTGTTACCACAACATACAAAGAGATTGGTAAAGATATTACAAAAACAGACTTTGATGCATTATATCCTGCAGTAACTCAGACTCCATTTACTGTGATGGATGGTGTTGAGTATGATAACATTGTCTCAGTTGCAAGAAAACTACTAGCGGACGGATTGGTAACTGCACCTACTGAATAATAATGAAGAAAACTGAATTGTTTGCATGTCCTCTATTGCATTATGACGTGCCGTTTT